CATCATATTCTTTGAGATGACCAGACTCGGTTTCATAAACATGGTTGTATGGATATTCAGGGGCATAACTAGAGTAAGGTTGATACTTTCCTCCATCCAATTTAAATTCTACATCAGGATCAAATCCGCCTCTAGTTCTAATGTTATTATCTTCTTCAGATTGATGTATTGGATATGTACCTTCTGGATCGCCGAACCCTCTGGAAGGAAGCCTTGCTTCTGAACCCGATTGGGTAGGTCTAGATCCCATCACAACAAAATCCTGAAGCAACTCATCTTCAAAGAATCCTATTACACTGGCCCCTCTAAGAAGCCATGATGAATGTCCTAGTCCAGATATGCCAGGTGAAGTTGTTGGACCCATGATAGTAGACCAAGGCAATTTATGTGTTGGTATTAAAGATTTATCTTCTGTGTGTACACCGAATACTCTAACTTGAACTCTGCCTTGTTGTAAAGGATCCATGATCCCTTCTACTATTCCATTATATAAATGCCGTCCATTCATTAAAAATCTCCTGTTACTAATGTAAGGTTTTGTATATATAGGCCATCTTTAATTATATGGTTAATATTTGTAACCATATATTTTGTACTATATTTTAAACTACTATCAATTCCGCTATTCTTTCTAGTTACTGTACTGTCATTAATATTTAAATTAACCGTGTCGCCCACACCCATACCTACTATGGGAATAACCCCAGTGCAAACTGTATTAATTCCAAATGAAACTGAGGATCTATAATTAGAAGTTGCTATGTTCATATCATCTGCACAGTTTAATTGACAGGCATTGTCTCCGTACAGATTAGGTCTATATGCTCTGAGTTTGTTTACTGCAGGCCTGCTCTTCTGAGTAAATATTTGTTCATGATCCTCAGTGTTTGCTAAGTCAATTGTTTGTATCCTCTTGCCGTATATACCACTACTAGCTTTATCAATTAGATTGATGTTATCATTCATAACAATATTGCCAGTAATTCTTCCCATGTTAAATGCTATAGGACTTCCCTTTGTAAGTCCGGTAATACTTTCTATACTTGGTTCTAATGTGCCTATAGCATCACGGGCACCAAGATCACCGAGTGAAACAAGATAACTTGTATTAGCATCAACCAGTCTTTCAAATAAAACGAATCCTGTTTTTTCTAAATCATACATTCTAATTCTAATCTGTTCCACTGCCTTCTTAGGGGATATGGTTGGAACAATAAATCTATTGCCTGGTGAAGCTGATCCAGTAAAAATAACTAGTCCCTGATTAAATGGAACGAAGAAGTCCTCGTATATAGCAGCTATCATATCTTGAGGGGCACCATCATAACACTTTGAACATAAATTAGTTGCATCAACATAATCTTCAACTGATCCCAGCATTATCTGATAATCCTTACGATGGGTTGATGATGTAGTATTAATATTACTAATGCCATTAAAAAAGAAAGCAGCTTTTACTTCCATCTCCATGTAGGTGAATGATATATTAATTACCTCATCACCTGTTAGATATAGATTATCTATGATGCCCTGGTCATCCTCAATATCTAATGTTCCGGCTAAGCTACCTGTAATGGTTTCACTGATATCGATCTTTTTAACTTGGGTAGTTATGTCTTGTGTCATCCCTCCGCCTACGTTAATAGATACAATTACTTTGTCTAAGACATTAGTATTAGTGGGGGATTTGTTGGATTTCATTATGAATTCATTTCAGACATAATTGCCTGGGATATTTCCTCAACATGTTCTGGCTTAAATGCATGGATAAATCTGTTCTTATCATTTTTCATTAATTCCCAATGGAAAAATGTATAAGGATGGGTGCCTGCTGTTCTGGGTGCAGTAATGTTTCCCCCTGAACTATCAATGTGCCACATAGGAGCATGTGCCTTAGATCTAACTTGTAATGACATTATACTATCCTGACTATCTAGTCCGTATATACTTTCACCGGTCTCCTGGAATTCACCAGACTTAGGTTCTAATACTAAAAATTTATTGTTAACATGAATTTCTTTAACGGTAGCAATGCCGCCATTCGCTCCAATGATATCTTCGCCAATTATAAACTTGCCAACTAGATCATCATTGGTAGTAGCTGCTAGATGCTCATACTTCCTTTCAGAAAATTCAACGAGCTGAGTAGAAGTCTTTGGCCAATCGTCCCATATATTTTTAATAGATTCATTAAGCATGAGGAAGGTCCAGTAGTATTGTGTACTGCCATATAACCTATAACTCAATTGGTCAGGTCTCTCGCCTTCCATTATAGTAATATCTTCAAAGTATGCTTTGTTAGCCACCATCGATGCAGCTACCTTAACTAATTGTGTTAAGTTAACTATAACATCATCTACACCATCACCATTAATATCATAAGCTATTTTTTCAAAATTATTAAAATACATTTAAAGTCCCTCTTTTTGTACTTGCTCTCTATGGATAGGCATTATCTCAGTGAATTCACAGCCCATGCTAATCTCTACTGGATTTTGATTGACTCTGAAGAACGATGCAGCATTAGGGTTATATGTAATATTAACTGAAGTTAAATATACATCAGGCATTCTTACCATGCCTCCAGTATTATGAAATTCTATTTTTACTAGGTCCGGAACTGTTAATGATATGCTACTATTTTTTTCTGGGTATAATGCTGTTCTAAATTCTTTAATAATATTTTCAACATTCCAACTTTCCTTCTCGCTATCCGGTAAGAATTTAAAGTTCATTGAGAATGTTCTAAGGTTTGTAGCCTTGAATTGTTTATATTCATTCGGATTCATTGCCCTTCCGAGGATTCTCATGTCCTCATCACTAGCTAGTTGTATGAATTCGCCAAAGGTAGCAAGACCACCCATTCCGCCTAGACCAAGTGATCCGGCAGCACCGGCTATTAAACCACCACCCATTAGTCCCTTACCGAACATTGATCCGGCGACAATCAGGTCACCCTGTGATACGCCTTTCTTACTTATGTTAGCAGCAGCCGCTAATACCGCTCTACTATTATCTTCGTATTCTGCACTGTCTTGTATTGTAACACCGGACGGCATATACATTGCCACCATTTGCCTTGTATTCCTATTCGGGTTAGCTTCTAAGTTCATATTTTTCTGTGCTAATATCCATGCATCTTTGACTTTGAAATATGCATTTGCACTGAAGGCCGCTGCAACACCACCTCCTAATAAATTAGCGACACCTTTGATTTTCTTTGGCATAAATCCTGCTACAACCTTTCCAGTAGAAACAGCTGCTGCCGCAACACCAATATCAAGTGCTGCATTTATTAATCCTTGTGATACTGCGTTCTCAGTCTTGATGTCTTTTTCTTTGAGGGTAATCTCCATGAAGTTGAAAGTTATAAATGGATCTCTTGTTATAGTAGGCCCTCCTGCTTGAGTGCCTAGGCCGATGTTCTTAAGAGCTCCTATCTTATCAAATGAATAACCTTCTTTGAATCCTTTGGTTACATTATCTTTGCTCATTTGAACAAGAGCTCCTAATGTCTCAGGGTACATGTATACCTGTTTATTACTATCAGGATATATTTGTTGATTTTTTAGTCCTGCAACAAACTGTTTACCTCCAACTTTCTTTCCGAATGGGAAGTTATTGTTAACAACGCTAGGATCCTCGACGCTTACAATCTTCATGCCAGTAACTGGCTCGGTTGATGTTACATCACTGATATTTGGATGACTTGCCATTATACTTCCCAGTAAGTGAATAATAGTTATTTATAGTTATTTAATAAATAATCATGTGAAGACGTATAGAGGAAAATATAAAGTGAGGTTCCCTGAAAAGTATAAGGGTGATTATACTAAGGTAACATATAGATCGTACTGGGAAAAGCAAACATTCAAGTGGGTAGAGAGTCAGCCTCAGGTTAGATGGTGGAACTCCGAAGAAACCATTATACCATACATCTGTTCAACCGATAGAAAGCCCCATAGATATTTTGTTGACCTAACAATAAAATTTAAAAATGGCAAGACTCTACTTGTAGAGATAAAACCGTTCAAGCAAACCCAATTGCCAAAAGGTAAGAAGCTTAATGAAGCGTTAACATACATGAAGAATACTTCGAAGTGGAAGTATGCAAAGAAGTATTGCGAAGATAGAGGCTGGGAATTTGAGATATGGACTGAGAAAACATTAGAAGGATTTGGTATTAATTTAATGACTATGAAAAGCAAAGCTTCCAAGACAAAGCTAGGAAAGAAAACGTGGAAGTCATTCAAACGAATTAAGAAAAAAGTACATAAATAAGTATATGGCACAATCATTATTCGATCAACTAGAATCAGAAGCATTTAGAAGAGGTCTAACCAAAAGGTCTAAGGAGGCCCAAGCTTGGTTTATGGCTACTCTGAAGAAGATGAAGAAGATCAATATGCACAAGATGCTGAAGGATGAAAGACTTACTAAGAAGCCTAGGCCTAGAAAGGGCGAGATGTATATGTTTGTTTATGATCCCAAGGGCAGAAAGACATTGCCATATTATGATAGATTCCCATTAACAATATTAGTTGAAAAAGCCCCGGGCGGATTCTATGGTTTAAACTTACACTATCTCCCACTAAAACAAAGAGCAATGTTCCTAGATAGATTAAGTGCAATTGCAAATAATCAGAGATACGACGAGACGACCAGATTAAAATTAAACTATGCATTACTAAAGGCAGCTAAGAAATACAAATACTTTAAGCCTTGTTTTAAGCATTACTTGACTGCACATATTGATTCGAGGATCATGAAGGTGGAAGCATCAGAATGGGATATAGCTATATTTCTACCAACAGAAAACTTTGCTAAGAAGAAAAAGCAATTTGTTTGGAGAGAATCCAAGAAGTCATATAGGACGAAGTAAACGTGTTTAACAGGAGTTATCAATAATGTTACCAGTACAAATAGATACTTTAAAATCTACCATCGGAAGAAGAGGTGGCGTAGCTAGGACGAATAGGTATGCCATCTACATGAGCCATCCGAATAAAAAGCAAGGTCTATTAAATACAGATATATCTGGAATAGCATCAAACTTATTAACAACAGGTCTCAGTGGTGGATCATTTGATCCTTGGGTATTTTTCAATGACCCGAGAGACATCTTCTTACTATGCGATTCCGTTCAGTTACCAGGTAAAAGAATTTCCACAATGGAGAAGCATACCAATCATAAAGGTATTAAGAAGCCTTATAGTTATATGGTTGATGAAGTTACTTTTTCGTTTATCCTAACAAATGATTACTATATCAAAAAATATTTTGATGAGTGGCAAGAGATGATAGTATCATCACAGGATAAAATGGTATCATACAAGAGTGCTTATACCACAGACATAATTTTACAACAGATAAGTACGGGTAATGATTATATCCCGGCTTATGGCGTTAAGTTAAAAAATGCATTTCCAATAGCGGTTAATGCAATTGAATTATCAAACCAACAAGAGAATGAAATTGTCAGATGCACCATAACAGTTGCCTTTGATGACTTTGAACCACAATCATTAAAAGATTCTTTGTACTCATTATTTGATCTTGGTAAGAACTTAGTAACTGGTACTCTTGGTCAGTTATCATCAGCAGGATCATTCTTAAGAAATTTATTTTAAAAACATCATGGAGATATTATGAATATATTACCGGCAATTGAGGTGCCAACATACACCCTTGAATTACCATCTACTAAACAATTAATTACATATAGACCTTATTTAGTAAGGGAAGAAAAGGTATTATTAATTGCACTGGAAACAGAAGACCCCGATGCAATGCAACTTGCAATCGGAGATATAGTAAAGGGGTGTATTATATCAGACATTAAATTTAATGAATTGACAATGTATGATGTTGAATATTTATTCCTGATGATCAGGGCTAAATCAGTTGGTGAGAAGGCAACTGTCTTTGCTGGCTGTGATGCAGAGGAATGTGAAGAAGTCGCAAAGCTTGAAGTGGACTTCATGGATATAGTTATAGCTAATAACAATGATGATAAACAATTTAGATATGATTTGGGTGGTGGTATTATTATTGATATGGGTCATCCTAATATGGGAGACAAAGCATTATTAAAAGGGATTCCAGAAGATGATATTGTAATTTCTACTGTGGCATCATCAATTGATACGATTTATTATAATGATGAGGTATATACAGTATCGACAATACCATTAGAAGAGGTGGTAGAATTCTTAGGTAGTATGAATACTAAACAGTTTGGACCTCTATTGGATGTTGTACTTGATCAACCTTACGTGCAATACAAAAAGGATTGGAAATGCAAGTGTGGCTATGAAAACCATGTTGAATATAATGGGCTGGTTGATTTTTTTATATAGCTCTTTCTCATGATAATCTTGAATCTAGGTTTAGAGTTAACTTTATAATGGTGGAAGAGCACAATTTTACATTAACAGAATTAGGTAATATGCTACCGTGGGAGAGAGAGATTTATGTATCTCTTCTAGAAAATAAAATTAAAGAAGAAACAAAAAACATGCAGAGGTAAGATATGGCAACACCGATCAGAGGTAAGGCAATTAAGGCAGGTCAAAGGGCCTCAAGAGGAGCGAATGATTTATCCAATAGTTCATCAGGGATGGATAGAGCCGCCTTCGGTCCGGGTGGTGCTGGCCAGCTAGGTGAATTAAATAGTAGTATTCAATCAGGTAATGATCAAAATACAGAAGCACTTGGTGAAGTAAAATCTGAAATGCAGGCCAACAACCGTTTAACCCAAGACCTCAATAAGAATATTGAAACCCTTAAGAAGTTAGAGCAGGCTGGTTTATTATTTGAATTCTCAAAATTCACAGAATTCGGTCAAACATTCAAGGCGATGGATAAGGGATTTGAACAAATGAGTTACTCCCTTGACGAGAT